TACGGAAAATAAAACAGAGAGGACTGTACAAACCTCAGCCAAACACTAACACTAACACTAACACTAACACTAACTAAAATGGCACAATTTTTAAAAGTAGAAACAACAACAGCTGCAAGAGCAGTGACTCTAATTGCTATAGCAGATATTCTTAATATTGCCGAAGGTGCTCCTGGAGTATCAAATACTGTATTAACAGTAGAGTTAAAACCAACAGGAACTCAGGCAACTGCTAAATATACAGTAACTGTACCTAATGCTGCGGATGGAGTTGGGGTAATCGCTAAAGCGTTTACAGACGCTATGGTTGCAAACCCAGGAGGTATTGTATCAACAGTAGTACCACCGGTATCTACTGCACAAGCGCCTTTAGCTCAATCCGGACAACAAGGTAAAATCTTAATTACTCAACAACAAGTAAACGGACAGTTTATTGACTGTACATTCGCAACCTCGTAATTTATGAAATCTAGAGGTTTAGGAGACAGTATAGAAAAGTTTACTAAAGCTACTGGAGTAAAAACCGTAGTAGATAGAGTCGCAGAGGGTTTAAATATCCCCTGCGGCTGTTCTGCTCGTAAAGAATGGTTTAATAAAAAGTTTCCTTATAATAACTAATGGCATTTAAACTGGACAAACCACCTTATTCAGGTGATAATACACCTATCTACCGAGTGAATATGGAAGATGGAGTTCTTGGTAAAGCTAATAATAATGGAACTATAATCTTAAGACAAGGCATGACGCCTGAACAGGAAGATGAAGTTATAAAACACGAGATGGTTCACATAGATCAAATGCGATGTGGAGATCTAGATTATGATGATAAGTACGTATACTGGAAAGGTAAAAAAATACCTAGGTCTAGTATGGACGAAGGAGCAAAGAATTTGCCTTGGGAAAAAGAAGCGTACGATAAAACAAAATAAAAGCAATGGCATACAAGCAAAGTCCAGCTTCGTTTATGAAGCACAAAAGTAAAGCTGTAGGATATATGGCGGTGGGTTCTTCTTTTCATTTAGATACAGATCCAAAAGAAAAAGACAAGGAAAAATTAACAAAAGCTCAAAAACTTACTATGGCAGGCGCAGCTCTTGACAAAGATGTTTCTTTTGAAGTTAAAACAATAGACGATCCTAGATCTTCAAGAAGTATAGTTGAAATAAAAAAACAACTAAAAAAAGAAAAGCCAAAAAAGTACCAAGAAATATACGGTGAATAAATGAAAAAATTAATTCAATTAATAACTGGTGGTCTCATTAAAGATGTTGGTAAAGTTATAGATAACTTAACAACTACTGATGAAGAAAGACTTGCGGCTAAACTAAAAATTGAAGAGCTACTAGAGCAAGCAGATAAAGATGCTCAAGATCAAGTAACAGCAAGATGGCAATCAGATATGAGCTCTGATTCTTTCTTGTCTAAAAATATAAGACCAATAGTACTTATATATCTTACTGTTATATTCACTATACTATCTTTTTTCGATGGTAATGTAGGTGAATTTAAAATAGCAGAGCAATATGTACCGATATTCCAGTCGTTACTTATAACAGTATACGGCGCTTACTTTGTAGGTCGCACGTGGGAAAAATCAAAAAAAATAAACAATAATAAATAATTATGGGACAATTCGGAAACTCACCTGATTTCGCTACAAATAATATTAGATCAATAACAACCGCGAATGGCCTTATCAGTGACACACCTAGCCAAGCTAGCTTTTTAAACTCTTCTGTTATATACATAGGAGATAATACTGCTATTGGAGACGTTATAGTTGTAATACCCGCTGGATCAACCGGTGGTTTTGGGGTTCAAACTTTAGCAACAATACCTCCGCGTCAACCTGTTGGAACCGGTTACGCAACAGCTGCTGGACCTTTAGCTACTACAACTTCTGGTGGTGGTACTGGCTGCACGGTTGGTATAACGGCTGTAGGTGGGGCTATCACTAGTATAACAATAATAGCCGCTGGTGTTGGTTACGAGTCTGGAGATACAGTCACAGTAACTCAAGGTGGTGGTGCTAACGGTACATTAACCGTAACAGCTTTAAGATCTTTACCTCCAACAGCTACTCAAGCAGTAACTTTTCATGGTTTGCAAGCTGGTGGATTTTTACCTGTAATTGTAGATTATGTACTCGAAACAGGAACAACAGTAGGACAACTAGTAGCAGCTCAATAATATGGCTATAGGTATAGGTATAGGTATAGGCGTATCTGAAATAACAGGTGATGCAGGTTTTCCAACTAAGTTTTTTGAAATATTAGCAGAAAACGGAGACTTTCTTATAGCGGAATCTGGAGCTAATCCTATATATCTTATAACAGAACAATAATAAAAAAAATAAAATGCCAAATTTAAAATTTTCACAATTTTCAGCACAAACAGATCCGGCAAACGTACAGTTTCTTGTAGGGTATAACGGGACGGCAAACGTACGTATAGCACCAGGGGATCTTGGAGGCGGCGGCGCTTCTAGCCTTAACGGTTTAAGCGATGTGCTTATTGATACTGCTTCAGAGTATGTTGGAACTGTTCCGGCTGGTCTTTCTGGAAACCCACAAGGCAATACTACTTTAGGTATTGATGCAGGTAATGCTATAACTAACGGTGCGCAAAACACAGTTATTGGAAATGATGCGATGAAATTCCAAACAGCTAGAAGTGAATATGCTGTTGTTGGGTATCAAGCAGGTTTTAATTGTACTGGAAACAGTGTAACTGCTTTAGGTTGGCAAGCTGCTTATGCGGGTAATCAAGACGGTTCAGTCTCTATAGGTACATCAGCTCACGGAACTGGATTTGCAGCAAATGACGCTGTTGCTGTTGGTTCTTTAGCAGCGTACACCGGAACAGCTACTGGTTCTGTAGCTATAGGTAAAAGAGCTGGGTATAATGGAAACGATAAAACAAATTCTGTTTTAATTGGTTTTGACGCTGGTCGTTCAGCGTCTTCAACTGGACACATATCAATAGGATACCAAGCAGGTTACACAAACACTTCTGGAAGTGAAAATACAAATATAGGTTATCAAACAGGATATACTAACTCAACAAGTGGAAGTAACACGAACGTTGGTCATCAAGCTGCTTACTATGCTACAGGTCAACAACTTGCGGCTTTTGGGTATAGAGCTTTGTTTGGTTCGTCTGGTGCATCAAGCGGGAGTTATAATTCTGCTTTTGGTAGAGAAGCTGGAGTTGCTGTAACATCTGGTTCACAAAATACTTTATTAGGTGCTGCCGCGGGTAAAGCAATTACAACAGGGGCAAACAATACTGTAATTGGTTCGTTTGCTGCATTTAATAGTTTAATAGATGGAGATAACAATATTGTAATAGGTAAATCAGCAGCCCCATCTGCAACAGGAGTTGATAATGAAATAACCTTAGGTGATGCAAATATAACTGCGTTACGTATACCTGGATTACAGTCTGGCGCTAGTGACGGTGATGTACTTACGTTTGCTTCAGGTACAGGTTTAATAACTTTACAAGCTGCCGGTGGTGGTGGTGCATCTAGCTTAAATGGATTAAGTGATGTGCTTATTGATACTGCTTCAGAGTATGTTGGAACTGTTCCTAGTGGTTTATCGGGTAATCCACAAGGCAATACTACTTTAGGTATTGAAGCAGGTCTTAATCTAACAAGTGGAGGCGGTAATAGTCTTGTTGGCGATGATGCGGGTAAAACTATAACAACAGGTGCAAGAAATGTTGCATTAGGTCAGATTTCAATGAGTGCCGCTGCCACAGGCATAAACGACACAGTTGCAGTTGGTTATTCATCAGGCTCACAAGCAACAGGCTCATCTTCTGTTCACGTTGGTAGGTTTGCAGCTTACACAAATCAAGCAACAGCCCACGTCTCTATTGGGCAACAAGCGGGTTTATCACAAACTTCAGGTGCAAGTAACACTAACGTAGGTTACCAAGCTGGATATTCTAACACTACAGGAGGGTTTAGAACTATGCTCGGCTATGAAGCTGGTAAATCTAATACAGGTGGTAGTAATACTTTTATTGGTAAAGGTGCTGGAAAAGCAAGCGGAGCGGGTATAATGAATGTTGTTGTAGGTTCAAATGCTATGGCTTTTGGCGCCTTAGGTAATTTTAACATAGGTATAGGACATCAAGCTGCACAAAGTTCAACTGCTGCAAACAATACTATAATAGGTTACCAAGCTGGGCAATACAATACAAGTGGAGGTAATAATGTTATTTTAGGCTTTGAAGCAGCAAGGAATACAACAATTGGTGGTAATAATGTTGTTATAGGGCATCAAGCTATGGATGCAAATACTGATGGAACCGACAACGTAGCAATAGGATATCAAGCTTTAGAACAAGAAACAAGTGGTGATAGAAATACCGCTATTGGTTACCGAGCATTATATGCTCAAAACCAAACTTTTGCCGCAAGTAATGTTGCGGTAGGATATGGTGCAGATGATTCAAACCTTACTGGATTTCAAAGAACTTGTATAGGTACTGCAACTGGTGCTGTTGGCACTGGTCCAACCGGGCAAAATATTACTAATATTGGTTACTCTGCTCAAGAAAGTAGCGACAGTGCTGCTAATGAAGTTACTTTAGGTAATACAAGTGTTACAACTTTAAGATGTCAAGTAACAAGCATTACAGCTATATCTGATGAAAGAGATAAAACAAGCGTTGAAGACTTACCTTACGGATTAGACTTTGTAAACTCTTTAAAGCCTAGAAAATTTGTTTGGGATCATAGAGTAGAAACTAACAGAGATGGAGAAGAATTTTATAGTTCTAAAAAAGGTACTAAAGATATAGGTTTTATTGCTCAAGAACTACAAGAGGTAGATGATGAAAACCTACAACTTGTTTATGATAACAATCCTGACAGATTAGAAGCGAGTTATGGTAGACTAATACCTGTGCTTGTACAAGCTATAAAAGAATTAAAAGCAGAAGTAGAATTATTAAAAAATAAATAATGTATAAAAACACAATTACATCAGACAACACTCCGGACAGCCACAAAGCTGTTATTGTAAATCAAGTTGATGGTCAGCTAGCAGAAGCTGCAGATGAAGAAACTTCAGCTGAGCAACTACAAGTTCTTAAAGACCACTTTGCTTGGTTACTATCAAACGACTTTTATAAAGACGAATGTAGCGCTGAGCAAGTAACTGGTATGGAATCATATTTACCAGCTGATTACGCAGACGAATACGAAGATTTACCAGAGTAGAAAAGTAAAATATAGTGTAACTATATTATTATAAATTAATTAAATTAAATCAAATGGCAAAAATTACTGATAAACAATTAGAAACCTTACAAGGTCACAACACTAAACTAAGTGAAATAATTACTCAGATAGGTGTTTTGGAATCAAACAAACACGCACTTCTGCACGAAATAGCTGGGGTAAATAAAGACTTAGAAGAGTTTAAAAAAGATCTTGAAGGAGAATACGGAGCAATCAATATTGATATGTCTACAGGAGAATATACTATCATCGAAAAAGAAGATGAAGATGATAGCGATCTAGCTGTAGTTAAAGCAGAAGACTAAAATGGATTCTGTTATAAGAAAGATCAGTATTGGTTCTGATTATAAAAATGATGCTATGCACTACTCTGTAGGCCAACAAGTTTATGGTGGCCACGAGATTGCATATATTTTATTTGATGATCAAGATAGTTCTTATAATATTCATATAAAGAAAAACAACGAGGTATTGCCGTGGAAGAAATTCAATTCTCACATGGCAGTATCTGTTGAGTATGATTTAGAATATTAATGAAGAGTGTATATGATTTTATCATAAAGCCAGTTGGTAAGGTTTATGATAATTCTATAGACGTAGATGGCAAAGAGCTTTTACTAAATAGTAGTATTGAAAAACATAAGTTTGTAAACAATAAAGCTATTGTAGTTTCAACGCCACTTGCTTTTGATACGCCTATAGAAGAAGGAGATGAAATTATAGTTCATCATAATATATTTAGAAGGTATTATAACATGAAAGGTAAAGAGGTTAACAGTAGTAAGTTTTTTAAAAACGATCTTTACTTTTGTCAAATAGATCAAATATATTTATATAAAAAAATATACAAATGGTATGCGTTTGCTGATAGATGCTTCGCTATGCCACTTGAAAATAATAACGATCTAGAGCTCGATAAAGAGCAAAAGCTTATTGGTGTACTAAAGTATGGTAATAAGTCCTTAGAAGCTAAAGGAATAAACGAGGGAGATACTATAGGGTTTACACCTAACAGTGAGTTTGAGTTTATTATAAATGACCAGCGGCTTTATTGTATGAAATCAAATGATATTGTAATTAAGTATGAGCACCAAGAAAACCAAGTTGAATATAATCCAAGCTGGGCAAAAAGCAGTTGAGGAATTAATCAAGGTAGCTAAAGAACCTATTGTAGATTCAGATGATGACATCTCGGCTGATCGTTTAAAGAACGCGGCTGCAACAAAAAAGTTAGCTATATTCGATGCGTTTGAAATACTTAACCGCATTGAAGAAGAAAAAAGTATGCTTGAGGATAAATCAGGTGATAGCAAACAAAAATCCTTTCAGGGTTTTGCAGAGGGTAGATCTAAGTAATGTACGAGCAAAATTTATTTACTGTACTTACAGATCACGTAAAACCTCACGTGCTTAAAAGAAATAACAAAAGCAAAAAGTGGGAGTACGGTTATAACAAAGAACACGACATAGTCGTTATAAGTAAGACTGGTCAAATAGGTGATGTGTATGAAATACAAAACCTTAAAATAGCATTACCACCTTTTAAAGGTAAACTAAATAAGGATAAAGACAAATGGTCTAGAGAAGAATATCCTAAAGAATTAAATAAAATAAAAAGTGTATTTGAGTGGAATAAATACCCGGAGCACTTTAAAGAAAGATGGTATGAGTATATTGACGAAGAGTTCAAGCGTCGTGATGAAGGTCACTGGTTCAATAACAAAGGTGTTGCTACTTATCTTACTGGCACTCACTACATGTACTTGCAGTGGAGTAAGATTGATGTTGGGGCAGCAGACTTTAGGGAGTCAAACAGATTATTCTTTATATTCTGGGAAGCTTGCAAAGCAGACACAAGATGCTATGGTATGTGCTACCTCAAAAACAGAAGGTCTGGTTTTAGCTTCATGGCATCAGGGGAAACTGTTAACCTTGCAACAATATCAAGCGATGCAAGATTCGGCATCTTATCAAAATCAGGGGCTGATGCTAAAAAAATGTTTACCGACAAGGTAGTACCAATATCAATTAACTACCCTTTCTTTTTTAAACCAATACAGGACGGTATGGACCGGCCTAAAACAGAGCTTGCTTACAGAGTACCAGCGTCAAAGCTAACTCGTAGAAAGCTAGATCAAGGTGAAACACCTGACGAAGTTGTAGGGCTTGATACTACTATTGACTGGAAAAATACAGGTGATAACAGCTATGATGGTGAAAAACTAAAGCTGCTTGTGCACGATGAATCAGGTAAATGGGAAAGACCTGATAACATACTAAACAACTGGAGGGTTACAAAAACCACCCTTAGATTAGGTAGCAGGGTTGTAGGTAAGTGTATGATGGGTTCAACAAGTAACTCTCTTGATAAAGGTGGGGGTAATTTTAAAAAATTGTACTATGCATCAGATGCTACCAAAAGAAACCGCAACGGACAAACTAGCTCAGGATTATATTCTTTGTTCATACCTATGGAATGGAACTACGAAGGATTCATTGATACTTATGGACACCCTGTCTTTGATACGCCGGCAAAATCGGTTGAAGGATCAGATGGATTACAAATTGAAGTAGGTGTTATAAACCACTGGGAAAATGAAGTTGATGGTTTAAAAGGTGATCAGGATAGTTTAAACGAATACTATCGCCAGTTTCCCAGAACTGAGCAGCATGCTTTTAGAGATGAAACAAAACAATCTTTATTTAATCTAACTAAGATATACGAGCAGATAGATTATAATGAAGAATCTGATAACTCTAAATTAGTAACAAGAGGAAATTTTATGTGGAGCGAAGGTGTTAAAGATACTATAGTAAACTTTATACCTAGTACCAATGGAAGGTTTTTAGTTTCATGGGTACCGCCTGCAGAATTACAAAATCGTGTAATAATAAAAAATGGAGTTAAACACCCTGGTAATGAACATTGCGGTGCTTTTGGTTGTGACTCTTATGATATATCAGGAACAGTAGACAATAGAGGTTCTAAAGGTGCTTTGCACGGTCTTACTAAATTCAGTATGGAAAACGTTCCGGTTAATATGTTTTTCTTAGAATATATATCAAGACCTCCAACAGCTGAGATATTCTTTGAAGATGTGCTTATGGCATTACACTTTTACGGTATGCCAATACTTGCAGAGAATAATAAACCTAGGCTTTTATATTATTTAAAACGTAGAGGTTATAGAGCTTTCTCAATGAACAGACCGGATAAATTAAAACTGTCTGTAGCAGAAAGAGAGATAGGCGGAATACCTAACTCATCAGAAGATATTAAGCAAGCTCACGCTGCTGCTATTGAATCTTATATAGAAGATCACGTTGGGCTTAAAGAAACTATGTACGGTAACATGTACTTTCAAGAAACGTTAGAAGACTGGTCTAAGTTTAATATAAACAATAGAACTAAGCATGATGCTTCTATTAGTTCAGGTCTTGCGATAATGGCTTGCAATAAAAATAGGTATACACCTGTAAACGTAGTTAAAAAAAATGTTGTTCCTTTGGGCTTCAAGAAGTTTGATAACCAAGGTAGTATTTCAAAAATAATAAAATAGATGATTTATACTAATTCTAGTAGCACTTTTCCAAGTCAGGTAGTACCAGACGCAGAGAAAAAGACTTATGAATATGGTTTAGCCGTAGCAAAAGCTGTGGAAGACGAATGGTTTAGAGGAGACAGAGGAACTTTAAATGGCGGTAGGTTTGGAACAAACTGGACTAGGTTTAATGATTTAAGACTTTACGCTAGAGGAGAACAAAGTGTAGCAAAATACAAAGACGAATTATCTACTAATGGTGATTTATCTTACCTTAATTTAGACTGGAAACCGGTAGCTGTATTATCTAAGTTTGTAGATATAGTAGTTAATGGTATGACTGATAAAGGTTATGAAATAAAATCATTCGCGTCAGATCCATATGCTTTAAAAGAAAGAACTGATTACACCGCGAACATACTTAGAGATATGAACGCAAAACCTCTTTTAGAGTCTATACAACAAAATTTAGGAGCTGATTTATCTTATACATCAGATCCAACAAATCTTCCTGAAAGTAAAGAAGAATTAGATTTATACATTCAGTTAAATTATAAACAAAGTATTGAAATAGCAGAAGAAGAAGCTATAGCTAATATTTTTGATTATAATAAATATGAAGAAACAAAAAAACGTTTAGCTTATGACTTAGCAGTTATAGGTATATCTGCTGTTAAAACTAATTTTAATTTAGCTAATGGTATAACTGTTGATTATGTAGATCCAGCTAATTTAGTTTATTCTTATACTGACGATCCTAATTTTGAAGATATATATTACGTAGGTGAGGTTAAAAGTTTATCTCTTGAAGAAATCAAAAAACAATTTCCTTACTTAACTCAATCAAAGCTAGAAGAAATACAAGAATATTCAGGTAATAATAATTATAGAAGTAATTTTTATAATTATGATTACGACAGAAACTTAATACAAGTATTATATTTTGA